CGTCAGTATCCCCCTTGGCTACGAACCAAGACAAAGGTAATGGATGCAAATGGAGGTTCGACCCCTCTCTGACGCGCCAACAAGCACTCCAAGCTAATCTAGTGAAAGCGCTGCCCTGAAGAGGCAGAGAGCTTGGTGCGATACCAAGGGAGTGCACCAAATGCTATAATCTTCGGCATGGAAGATAAAGACCTGTATTGGTTGGCGGGGCTATTGGAAGGTGAGGGGTCTTTTGTCAAAGGACCGCCGTCGTCACCACGGCAACCGCAAATATCTATAAACATGACGGACGAGGACATCATAGCTAGGGTAGCGGCCCTGATGAGTGTTTCGTACCATCCGTGCAAGAGGTACGAGGCTCACCATAAACCGTCGTGGTCCTGTATTTTGCGCGGAGGCAGGGGTGTCGCGTTGATGAAATTGTTGCGTCCATTGATGGGCGCAAGGCGGCAACGACAATTAGATGCTGCCGTGGCAACGTTCAGCATCTTGCCGTCAGGTAAGATTCCACGGGAACAACATAAAGTCATACTTTCACGCTTTGCGAGCGGAGAATCGACCGCAGAGTTGGCTGTCGCTTACGGCGTTTCGATGCGCGCGATTTATGCGATTCGAGCCAAGTACAAAATCCGATCCCACGAGGCGGCACCAACATAGGAGAACGAAATGAACAAGGACTACGACCAGCGCCGCACCCTCTATTGGGGTGTGGCGAAGTGGGACCGCAACCGGCTTTGACCCGGCTATGACTGTGTTCGATTCACAGCGCCCCTACCATTCAGTCCCTTAGCTCAGCGGAACGAGCGGTTGCCTTACAAGCAACGGGTCGAAGGTTCAACTCCTTCAGGGACTACCACTTTCACTCCACAGGCTAGGCACTGGCGAGCCTCGCTGTCTGTAAAACAGTCGCTTCGGCTGTGATGGTTCGACTCCATCCCTGTGGACCAGATCAATGGTGGCCGATTGCGAATCGGTGAAGCAAGCGGTCTGTGAAACCGCGCTAGGTGAGTTCAACTCTCCCCGGTCACCCCAGTTCAATTCCCCGGAACCCGAGCAAGGCGCATGGGCCTGACTGTTAATCAGAGGTTAGAGTGGTTCGATCCCACTGCGGGGAGCCAGATTGCCGAGTAGCTCAGTGATAGAGCAGTCGACCGATAATCGACAGGTCGTTGGTTTAACTCCAACCTTGGCAACCAAAATTGTCGGTAGCACTGGTGTGCGGGGATGCCTTATAAACATCCGAAAGCTGCTAGATTGGCGGCGACGGTAGGGATCGTAACCCTAACCGACTACCAGATATGGCGGATTGGCCGAGTGTCTAGGCAGGAGATTGCAAACCTCCGCACATAGGTTAAAGTCCTATATCCGTCTCCAGATTAAGTAAGGTCGAAATATGAAAAAGCGTGAACAGTTGGGTATGGACCCCGGAGGTGCATCTGTCAGGTTAAACAGGGATTTACTGTTCAAGTTCGTTATGTCATCTGGCGAGAAATGCTTTCGCTGCGGCGGTGAATTGACAAGGGAGACATTCAGCATCGAGCACAAGGAGCCGTGGCTAGACAGCCACGATCCAGTCAAATTGTTCTTTGATTTAGACAACGTGGCTTTTAGCCACAAAGTATGTAACTACCGGGCCGCAAGAAGGCCAAATAAAAAGTATTCGTCTGTTTCTGAGCAAAGAAAAGCCGAGTGGCAGAGGCAAAAGCTGGTACGGGTGTATAGCCCTAGAAAGAGACGAGAACAGTATTTGCGAACCGGGCATTAGCCCTCTGCATTGTTTCATAAAAGACTGACGCCCAAGTGACCTTCAAGCTGACCGCCAAGCAGATTGAAGCGAACGACTTGCTTGGCGGGCAATCCACCCACGTCATGCTTTCCGGTGGCTCACGGAGCGGCAAAACGATTTTGATCCTACGCGCTATTGCTATTCGAGCGATGGCTGCATCAAGGAGTCGCCACGCAATACTGCGGTATAGATTCAATGCGTGCAAGACAAAAATCGCAATGGCCTCGTGGCCGGAAATGATGGAGGGATTCTTTCCTCAGATTCCGTACAACATGAACAAGGAAGATTGGTTCTTTGTCTTTCCAAATCGGAGCGAGGTTTGGTTTGGCGGACTGGATGACAAGCAGCGCTCTGAAAAGATACTCGGCGGTGAATATGTAGGGTGCTTTCTTAACGAATGCAGCGAGATTCCGTGGAACGGGCGCAACATGGCGCTCACCCGGCTCGCGCAGAACGTAAAGGTCGACAAGGACGAGGGCCGAGTGCTGCGCCTGAAGATGTTCTACGACCAGAACCCGCCGCGAAAGGGACACTGGACATACAAGCTCTTCGAACTCAAAGTCGATCCGGACACCAAGCGGGCGCTGGCCGATTCAAGCCAGTACGTCAGCCTTCGCATGAACCCGGACGACAACAAGGAGAATCTGCCCAAGGAATACGTCAACATCATCCTCCCCGGCATGTCGGCGCGCTTCCAGCGCCGCTTCCGCTTCGGCGAGTACGCAGAGGACGCACCGGGAGCGCTGTTCAACGAAGTCGACATCGACAAGTGGCGTGTCACCGATGGCGTGCTGCCGGAGTTCCAGAGAGTGGTCATTGCCGTCGACCCGTCGGGATCGGATGATGAGGACAACGCCGACAACGATGAAATCGGCATCATGGTCGGTGCCCTTGGCGTTGACGGCAACGGCTACGTGCTCGAAGACCTGACGCTCAAGGCGGGGCCGGGAACGTGGGGCGACGTGGTGGCCTCTGCCTTCGACCGGCATGAGGCCGACCTAGTCGTCGGCGAGGAAAACTTCGGTGGGGCGATGGTCCGCCATACCATCCAGACGGCGAGACCGAGAACCACCTACCGATCCGTGAAGGCTTCGCGCGGCAAGGTCGTGCGCGCCACGCCGATTTCCGCTTTGGTGGAAAAAGGCATGGTCCGTTTTGCCGGTTACTTTCCGGAACTCGAAGAAGAACTGTCGGGTTTCACCGTCAACGGCTACACCGGGGATCGCTCGCCGAACCGTGCCGACGCCTTCGTCTGGCTCTTCGCCGAACTCTTTCCCGGCATCATCTCTGGCGCACGCAAGAGGGAGCCGGAGGCCGAAGCGGGACCGCCGATCCTAGAAGGCGTTGACGCGGGGCAGGCGTGGCAGGGTGGGTAGTCTACTTCCCCTTTTTCTTGCCGGTGGACTTGGGCTTGGGTTCCTTACCTTCGTTCTTGCCGGTGGTCTTGGTAAACGGCGGTTTCTTGGCTTTCATAACGAGTCTCCAGATGATCGATTAAATCGCGTACCGCATAGATAGTATAGCGAGTGGCGGCGAAACAGAAAGTGCCGTTCGTCGGCCAGAAAACTAATGTCCATGTCTGTCCAAGACAAATCATGAACAGTTAGACATTGATTTGTCTTGGACAAAGCGTATAAAGGGAGCCATGATCGTTCTCGATCTAGGTCAGGGCCGCAAAGCGACTCTCTTCGAAATGCAAAGATACCTTCAATCCGTTGACGGCGAAGGCATACATCTGTCCGTCTGGTGGATGGGTTCGCGCTACTGGTGCGAATGTAAGGTCGAACCGGGGCGCTCGCTCCGCGAGGCACGCGAAAACGGTGTCAAGGCGCTTACCGCCGCCATAAAAGCCGGTAAACACGGTCAAGTTACTATCTAAAGGAGAACGAAATGGCGGCAACTTTGGCAGGAGTAAAGGCAGCACTGAAAGGCATGTACACGCCCGAGGGTAGCATTGACAACAACGCGGCGCTGCTTCTTGCACAGATCAATGCAGGTACGCAGGGTGCTCAGGGTGCGGCAGGTGCCCAAGGTGCTCAGGGCGCACAAGGGGCGCAGGGTGCACAGGGACCACAAGGCTGATGAAGCCAAGGCTCACGCATTATGGTGGCGCGTGGCTGTGCGTCGGTGACGGTATTCGCGGTATTGGATGGTCCGTTACTGATGCTTACACGCGCTGGTACAGACGAATGATTGAGCAGGATTACTACCTGAACTTCACATGAGCCTAAGTTCTCAGTACACCGTAACCAACGCGGCCTTTCGGCTTACCGACACGCCTGCAAGCGGTGTCGCGCTACCGGCTACTGACCCGTCTCAATACGGGAATCGTCCCGTAGCTGTCTATCTCCAAGCCGACACGCATGATATTCGGTTCACGACCGATGGAACTGTTCCAACATCGTCCATCGGCACTCTAATCGTTGCTGGCGCAGCGCCGTTTTACTAAGA